AGGTTGGTCGGTTCCTGTTCGTCGGTGGGGGTCGTCCTGTTGGGGGTTTTGGTGCCCATAGTTATCGATCCTCCGTCACGACCGCGGTCCAGACCGTCCACTCGTCGTCGATCATGCACCCGGGACACGGCAGACGCGGGCCGGCGGGCCCGTCGCACAGCCGCGGGTGTCCGTTCGGACAGTCCTGCTCGCGAGCGTGGCCGACCACGCGGGCCACGAACTGTGTCGTGACTCCGCTCCGGTAGCAGTGGACCAGCGCTGCGCGTTGGGCGTGCTTGCACCCGATCCCGCGGTACAGGCAGTCGTCGCACTCACAGTGACCGCTCTCAAGCTCAACCTGATACGTCGAGCCGTCGTGAGTGACGTCGTAGATCGCTCGATCGACCTCGTCGACGTCCATGTCCTCGCCCACCGCGCGGGCGAGTCGGCCGGGGCTGATGCCGGGTTTCGTTGTCTCCGCTCCGATACCGCTTTCCGTCGTCGTGGTTTCTGCCATGATTGGGTTGCTCCATGTGACCCAGGCGTCCGCGCTCCATCGCGGGCGTCGTTGTCTTACTCCGAGTACGACGCTTGAGGTCACATGATGTCTTACTCGTGCGGGTACAAAAACTTACCGCTGGCAGACCACCGAAAGTGGTAAAGCAATACGTCCGGATAGGTCTAATCGGATGAAGTCAATTAAAGTATCAGACCGGATGCATGAGAAGCTAACTCAGTACCGGG